AAGGGTGACGCTATCCGGTAAAGATAGTGACGGTATATGACAGCGATACCGTCACTATCGCGAGCATATACCGTCACTCTTTCAAAGCTGGTTCAAATACGCTATTTTGAGATCTTTGTTTTGTTCCTTTCTAACTCATAATTCAAGAGAGTAATTTCTAGCTTTTGAACACTATTTTTTAGCAGTACTTTCTGAAGTTGCTCTCGAAGTGAAATTATTATTTTGTCTTTTGATAGTCTTAAATTCAATAAGCTGCTGCAATAACTAAACTACTCTCTTAAATTATTTGTTTTGTATATGCTTTATTTTAAATTCTTTCAGTGACTTTTCTATCTTTTGATAAAGGTCTGTCGTTTTTGTTGAGTATGTAGATAAAGAGCCCCTAGGCTCATCTGCAAATCTGAATAATTCATCTGCATCTGCATATATTGATACTAACTCATTATAAGCATCTTTACAATTTGAAGGATAATCATTTAGTTGTGGCATTATAGCCTCAATTGAATCTTTCTTTTGTTTGAGCCTCTTATAGGTGTCTGTTGTGATTATAAACTCCTGATGCTTCGCTAAGGCTTCATTGAAATCAGTACAATATTCTCCATTGTATTCATGATCATAAATCACTTTTCTCCAAGTATCACAATAATGAAGAGCTATTGCTTCACTTAAATCAGCTTCTTTCTCAATCATGGAAGCGGTATTAGAGAGCTTTGCTATATACTCCTTTTCTGAATTACATGAAGCCAAAACGATGGCTAGTATCGCACTCAAATAAAAAAACTTTTTCATCATATCGTTACTTTTGTTATACAATCAATTTATTGGAATCCTGTTTGTAATACTGTATTAGAGTATTACAAGGTTGATATTTTATATTCAAAAAAAACATCTATTTTATTACTTGAAGAATATCCAATGATACGCTTATTTGATTTTTCTGGAATTCTAAAATTCAGAAAGGGACTTTGTGAATGCGAATATAATGAAATGAAAATAACAACGAGCATCAGCAGAGTTTTCTTCATGTGTTTAAGTATTTTGTTTGTTATCGTTTTCTCTATAAACAATGTTTGTATTTCCGCTATAAAGTTAACGCAAAACATTGATAACGCCAATATAAAAGGGGAATAAAGTTAACAAAATAGATTTTTACTCTAAATTAAATAAGAAAATGAAGATAATGCTAGGAATCTGTTCAAAGATATTTCAAAGAATTGCCCTTTTTATTTGTCCCCAAACAGGGATAATTGCACTTATCCTATATATAATAAAAAGCCAATACTAATTGTACTGGCTTTATTTTGTGAATCTTGACTCGATTTTCTTCGTCGGGGTAGCGGGATTCGAACCCACGACCCCCTGCTCCCAAAGCAGAATGATAAAGAAAGCTATTTAGTTGCATATCAATTAATTGCAATGATGCAAGCTAACCATTTCAAAGATAGTTCAAAGAACGCTATTTTGAGGGCCTTATTTTAGCCCTTTCTAACTCATAATTCAAGAGAGCAATTTCTTGCTTTTGAGCACTGTTTTCTCGCAGTACTTTCTGGAGTTGCTCTCTAAGTGATACGATTATTTTGTCTTTTTCTTCCATGTGGTTTGTTTATTGAAATATTACATCTTGTTCTTGAAAACGTTCTTTCCCAGATTCATCTTCCCATGTGAATTTTATCTTGTGCATTGGCTGATGACTGGTAAATAAAATAATGGAAAGTTCTACTGAACCTTGCGGTAATAAACTAGGGAGAGGGAACATCTCAAGTCCATCTGTAATGATTATGCCTTGATCATTACTTAATGTTTCCGATTTAAAGTTGATATTAGAACCTTTTGCTTTACCTTTATTATATACTTTCATTCTCCAGATAGGATTTCCTTTTCTATCGGAGGTCTTGTATACATTAGCCTCGATTAAAGCTTGTTTTTTCTCTAATATCTCCTCTTTACTTTTTTGAAGTTGATATTCGTTTAGTAATTCTTGTTGTTTGTTTAATAGCTTTTGTTGATCATTAAGCTTGACTTGTTGCTGATTTAATCTTCGAGTATGGTTTATATACATATAAATCCCCCCTAAAAAAGTAAAAGCAGTTATTAGCCAATCTATATTTTCTATGATATTCTTCATTACAATTTATATTTTAAAATAAACTTTTTACTATGGTTATTACAGAGTATAACATTACCAAATCATTTGATAAAAAGACTGGTAAAATCCGGCATATAATTACCAAAGATAGAGAAATCGTATATGATATGACATTTAAGTTATCTAAAAATAGAAACACTCCTTTTAGTCCAATTGATTTTTTAGAAGCAGCTCTAGATGGTGAACAAGTTATTATCAATCCTCAATACTATAGAGAACTTCAAAATATAGCTTTCGAACTCCATTTGCTGAATGTTTGTAAAGCGGATAATGAAAAAGGAGAAATATCATTTACAAACAAAATCAAAGGTCAAATAAAAAAAATGGTTTCTCTTTTTACTTAATCTTGAAAAAATTGTTGCCTTTAAATGTATCTTCCAAAGACTTTCTGACGTAAGCCTCTGCATCGGCTTCTATTTGTCCTTTTACTTCTTCAATCGTCTCTTGATTGTATGAAAGTAGTTCATCATATCCGCCAAAATATTCTCTATTACATTTAACACATTTGATATATGATTTGTCATCATTAAATTCAAAAGATTCAGTGTCACCACATGTCGCACATCTTAACTTTCCTGTATATCTTTCTTTCATATTATCACATTTTAGTTACACAATCAATTTATTCAATCTTATTAGCTAGCTCTATCCATGAGTCATCACAAAAGTCTGTAGTAAGAATTTTGGCTAAATCTCTTGGAAATTCCGGTGAAACCTCAAGTATCATATCTTCAGTGATTTTAGAAAAATCCAGCTCTTTCTCTAGAAGTTTTTTTATTATTTCATTGTCATTATCCAACATCAAGTCAATACATTTTTTTGCTAAAATATATTGAGTAGTAGATGCAGTCCATTGTGGCTTATGTTCAAAAGTAGACATATATTCATGCGCAAAGTGAGTAGCTATCCCTTCTTCTAAAACTGTTGGATTTATATTAGGATGAGGACGTAAGCAGTGTATTGCTTCATGAGCTACTTGATACATTGCTCTGTCTAGATCAGCTAAACAATCTTCTGTTATTTGGATAATAATACTATTCGGAAATGCCGAAGGAAACCAAGTTTGTGGGTAACCTTGATCTGATAATTCAATTCCTAATATTGTATATTGGGGATCCTTTTTTCCATATATAGATTCTGCTATATTTAAGATAAAGCCAAACTTAGATACTATTGACCAAGTTGCTGCGCCTGTTATTTGAGGGGTAGTCGAAAAAATATTATTGGATATCATAAGAATTATTTTTTTAATTACACAATCAATTTACAATAGATATATCTTTGGGTCTTCATATTTATTAAAGTCAGGAGCTGGCTTATCTATCTTTTTGAAAAGACGAGTATATTTATCTTTTAGCTTCTTATATCCATTGAGCCAGTCTTCATAAGATTCAGAAGATTTAGAAAGTAGAGCTACCTCCTGTAGAAAAGCTTCGTTTGCTAACTTTTCCGTTTCTTCCAAATCGCCTTTTATATAAGAGATACAAGCATTGGAAAGAAAGTCTTTATTATCTATTTTCTTCCAAATACGTTTAACGTTATTAGTCATTCCCCAAACTTTAAAGAAAAGGATAATCTGCAGTATTCCAAATGCGATTATCACTATACCTGTGAATTGCATTAATCCTTCCATGATTTACTGTTTTGTTTTTGGTAAGCGATTATGAAACAAATAAGAATTAATGCCCATGCTATAATACCAATAATGGTTTGGATATAGTATGTCGGATGCAAATAATCGGACCCCTCAATTATTACCAATTGGACAAATGAATAAAGGTTGCATAATAGAATTAGTCCTGATCCTATACTACCTAATAAAAAAGCTGTTTTCATAAATATTATTTTTTAGTTACACAATCATTTTGGTTCTCTTTTTCTTCTGTCTTATCTTCTTCTTTTATATTTTTCTTTTTCTTTTTTACGAAAATAGAAACTAACATTGTTGATGCTAAGACGGCTGCCATTGGTAATAATAATGAAAAAAGATTAGTGGGTATAAAACGCTCTTGATTTTTGTCGTAAAGAACGAATGCTAAAGTTGCTATAGCGGCTATAACAGACAGTATGAGGCTCATTTCTGTTACTTTAGTATCTTTTCCTTCATATGATATTATAGTCTTGGGGGTGTCTCTAGTTAAATCTATGTTTTTTTTATCTGCTTGGTTGACTATTTTGTTGACAATATTGCAATATTCAAGTTTACGATCAGCATCTAAAAAAGCATTATCTAAAACTTCTTTTATTAAATCTTCTACAAGTCGTTGGGTTGTGTATAAATTAGTGGTATTAACCATATATTTACGGCTTGTTGATAATATTAGAGACTCGATAATTGCTTGTACTGGTATTTTTTGACTAACAATAAGAGGACGGATAGCATATAAAATTTCGTTATTAGCAGTTTTTACTCGTTGTAGGTATTCTTTCTTTTCTCTTTTTGTAAAAAAGAAATTAGTGACCCAGAATACAATAAAGCCGCTTACTATTCCACCGCCTATACCTATGGTCCAAGCATTTGAAATAAAATTTATAAAAGTATTCATAAATGAGTGTTGTAAAATGATTAAAATATTTGCTAATTTTTTATTTCATCTAATACTCAAGTTTTTCGTAAGTTCCTGATTCCTCTCCACTTTCAATTTTGAGCTTATTATTTGATATTTTACAATCTAAATAATATGAAGACTTGTCTTTAGGAAATACATCATAGATATAAATCTTATTATCTTCAATCTTGTATTTGAAAGTTTGGAAAGAAATAGGGTCTGCATTGCTATAAATACCAAAAGAGCCTTTATCATCGTCTCCGAAATTTAAAAACTTGTGCGAACCTTTAATGCCTGTCGACCAATTACCCACTATATTATTTTCGTTAAGTTCAATCCAATTATCATCGTCTTTACTACAGCTAGTTAAGACAAGAATAGCAAAAAGTGTGAATAAAATGTTTTTCATAATAGTTGTTGTTTTATAAATTGTTTTGTTTATTATATTCTTCTAGTTTACTTTTCCATTCATTCAATACAGTTGTTTTTATGTTAAACCATTTATTTTCATCTAATAAATATTCTGCAAGATATTCAGCAGAAGTTTCACTGTCCATAACAGGATTATATTGTTTAAGCTGCCACCATGTCAGTTTGGTATAACCGGATGCTGGCGGCGTAGTTGTATTCTCCTGAAGTGAAACGCGATTTTTCAAAATGCGGTTTTTATTCCATTGTTCAACTAATCCTTTTTCGACTTTAAATTTATATTGGCCCTTCAGTATAGCATCGTTGTATTTCAAAGCTATTTTAGTATCCATATATGGAAAGTAAATTCGAATATCAGCGGCGGAAAGTTCTTGAGTAGAGGAATTGTTATTTGAGTCTGACAAATTACTACCTTTCAATAGCATTATCAGCCCTATTATAACTATTCCTATTATTATGAAGAACCACATTTACTTATTCATTAATACATTAATTAATCGTTCCTTTTCCTCGAGAAGCTTATCCTTGCCTTCGATAACAGCTTTTAAATGCTTTATTTCTATCATAGCATCCTCAAGTCTATCTTGACATTCATTAGTTGATATATTACCATTATTATCTCTTCCAACCAGAATGTTTTTTGTTCCATTTTGCATTACACCAGTTGTAATATCTTCAAAAAAAGCTGTAGGTGAAATATTTAGAACAGATGAAATTTGTATAAGTAGTTCTGTATCAATATTCTCTTTTTCAAATATTGAATAAGTATATGGTCTGCTTTTGTTTATCAACTTGGCAAAGTCTGTTACACTTATATTTCTTTTAGAGACTTCTTCTTTAATTTTGTTACCTATATGCATACGATTATTATTAAATTATCTTAATTGATTACATAATTTGTCTTGTTTTAGATTACAGTGTAATGTTTTTGATTACATTTGCACTATAAAGTTAACGCAAAACATTGATAACGCCAAAATAAAAGGGCAGCAAAGTTAACAAAATAGATTATTTACTCTAAATCAAATAAGGAAATGAAGACAATTTTAGAAGTTTCACTACAAGAAGCAAGTAAAGCACAGGTTGCCATTAATGACAGTCTGCTACAGACAGAGCTGACCCAAACCAGCACTAACATCTGGGAACTCCCAACTTATGACATGAACGATAGATACGAGTGCGACGGTGACGAAGAACTGAAAGATGAAATTCGTGAACTCTTTACAGTTTGCGGTATTTCGGAAGATGAATATTCATTTAGTGATATAAAAACGGAGGAATAAGCTATGAAACGTAAAATCTACACCGTAAGCAGAGAGAGAGCTATCCAAATCGCTGCTAACTATAATTGTGTAAATATTGAGATTGCCAGGAACTATACCAATAGCGAACTCAAGGAAGTTCTCCGGATGCTAAAACTTAAAGCTGATTTTTAACCCTAAAAAACAAGATCGTAATGAAGAATCTAAATGAAGTAATGCGCATCCTAGGCGGAAGCAAACGTTTCGATTTCGAATGTAATGAAAATGGCTATTCCTGTATTCTAGTAGTTTCAAGCTACCACTCCGGTGAAGAAGTAAGGCTCGATCTTTCTAAACTTGATAACGAAATGCTTGAAGCCTTACAAGTAGAAGATAACGATAATGAAGAAATGGAAGGGTAAGCTATGAAAGTAAGAATAAAGAATGTAACCGGCTCGACTGGTAATGAGTGGCTTCTGTGGGAGCTTAAAAAGGAAGCAGGAGTAAAGGAAGGTGATATAGTTGAGGGTAAATACAATCCAAACAACAAAGCAGTAGACTTTACTAAAGGTACAGCAGAATGTGTCGCTTGGCTCGGAGAAACTTGCGAAGAAGTCAAAGACTAAAATCATAAAGCATGCTGGCTTAGTTTTCGATGCAAACCCTTTGAGAATGTGCCTTTCGGTAACGGAGAATCTGAAAGAGGTTATGAGGTAGAATGAACATTTAATCATCCGCATAACAGCGATACGTTATCCTTGGCGGGCTTGGCCGCCTTCCAGGGAACTAATTACTATAATAAAATAATGTATATGGAAAATCAACTAGAAACAATCAAAGCAAATCTGCCTTACGGATACGAAAAGCAGATAGCGAAAGAAGTCGGATGTTCACAGGGTACAGTGCACAATATCCTTAATAATAAGCCTGCTTCTGCTCGATCAACCTACAAAGCAAAAGTATTGAATGTCGCTGTAAGAATGGCTAATGAAGCCCTCGAAGCTACAAAAGGAGTTTCCAGAGCAGCGGCCGAATTAGAGATTTTGCATCATGGATCTGCAAGCTGATTCTACTTTAACCAAGCGGGAGAATCAAATAGCGGGATTGGCTGCCTGTGGACTGGCAAAGAAGGAAATTGCCGACAGGCTAGGTACTGCCTACGGAACGGTAAATGTCCAGTTGGATAAAGCCTATAAAAAGACAGGAACCAGCAAATTAAACGAACTTGGAACTTGGTGGATAAATAGAGTGTTCACTCTAAATATTGACTTCAAGCAGTTACAGAAATCACTAATCGCTCTTTCATTTCTTGGAATTATTGTCTTTCAGATTTCATTTGATTGTAATAGTGATCTTAACCGGAGCAGAAGGGCAAGAATAAGAAGAAATAGGATTGAAGAAGTATATGAACTCTAAAATCAATAATAATCAGGCAGCATAGCATAGAGGTGCAGATGTGTTTCAGTAATTAAAATCAGCTCAACACCATTCAAAAGTAACAAGAAACAGCCTATTATAGAGATTATGGAAAATTGCTTCGAAATGATGGTAGCCCGATGTATTAAAATTGGGACTGTTCAAACGCTAACGATGCTGGGCCTACTCCCCGAAGTAGTAACAATATCACAGGCGGAAGATATTTACGGAAAACGCCTTATAACTGAATGGCGCGAAAAAGCTTGGATTAAATTCTATCCGGCAAATAATAAGGAAAGAGGAAAATATTATGTGAAACGTTCGGAGTTGGAAACAGCTAGTGCAATGATGGATTTACATAATAAGGTTCCGGATAACATCATCAAACAATTAATGCAAATAGCTGTATGACACAAGTCAAACAAACATCTTCATTATTAAAGGAATTACAGGATAAGATAGGAAAGCAGTTAGATGAAAGAGAAAGTGCAATTAAAAATTACACTCCTTCTCTCGTCGAATGTAGTTCAAAAAAAGATATTAGAAAAGAACCTACGGCTGAAGATATACTCCTAATGGAAGAGTATAGGCGTGGAGTATATCAAGGAGATTAAATCATTAATATTTAAATAATTATGAGTAATATGATTGAAATTAAAGTGGAAGAGCTTAACGCACTTCCAGCAACGAAAATTGTCGAAAACGAAAAGGTACATACGAAATTTATTCAGATGTACAATGCCATTTGGGGGTCTCAAATGGGAGAACAGGTCTACCATAAAGAGGTATTTAATTTTCAGAAAGTGCTACGCGAGAATCCATCTGTTGCAGAGTGTTCTAAGATGTCTTTATTTGGTTGTTTTCTCGATATGGCCGTAAATGGGCTATCACTAGATAATACATCACACCCTCATTGTTATCTCATTCCTCGAAAGATAAAAACAGGTCAAAAAGATGAACGAGGATATGATAAATATGAAAAACGAGCCAGCGTTTCTGTGACTGGCTACGGAGAACTTACTATGCGTATGCGTGCTGGGCAGATTCGATATGCTGACAATCCAGTTATCGTTTATGAGGGTGATATTTTCTCTATTAACTTAGATAATGGGGTGAAAAAGATAACTTATTCAGCAGCTATTCCCCGGAAATCCTCTAATGTTATTGGTGCATTTATTCGTATAGTACGTACAGATGGTTCGGAGGATTATCAATGGTTACTTGAGGGAGATATTCAACGATTAGCTAAGTTTTCTGCAAAAAATAACTCGTACTATAAAGATGGACAACGAGTAGAGGGCAAAGCTAATGAACTATACTTTTCAAATGGTGGTGGCATTGATTCCGGTTTCCTAGAAAATAAGATGATTAAACACGCTTTCGATGCATATCCTAAGGTCCGTACTGGAAAGTATACAATGATGGCTACAGAGCAAGAGAAGGAAGAAGCAATCGACTATGGTATTGTAGATGAAGATAAGGTAAATGAACCTGTTCAATCTGTAGATGATACCAAAATTCCTTTCGGAGAAGAAAAGCAACTAGAAGCCCCGGAACCTGTGCAAGTAGCAGTATCCGAGGATGATGAAAACGGAGGCTTCTAAGTATTTATTAACCAATTTAAGAAAATAATTATGGCAACAGAATTAATCAAAATAGACGAAGTAAAGAGCATTCTTTCATCTTTTCCTGATACCATTGGTAAGAATTCCAGTTCTGTCAAGAAATGCAATGAAGCGGGGCAGGCCCTTCTTGATACAATCGAAGGAGAAGGCATGAATGAAACAATAGACCAGGCAGCAGCTGACTATCTGAAAAAAGTAAATGTCACTCTAAAGAATATGGATGAACGACGTAAACCTATTACACAGATATTCGATAAAGTGCGTTCTTTCTTTACTTCACAAGAAAAAGAGATTGATCCTAAGGATTCTACTACAATCCCCGGCAAGCTTGTAGTAAAACGCAATGAGTATGCTAAGTATAAGTATGAAGAAGAGCAGAGGAGAAAGAAAGAAGCAGAGCAGAGAGCTAGAATTGAGACAGAGAAAGCAAGCTATCAACAGACAATAGAGAATAGCCTTCTTTCTTATTTCAACCAGTATCTTTCAAGTAAAGTCTCTGAATTACAGGCTATCTTCTCTAATTTGACACATGAGAACTTCGATCGCGAAGTTATAGGAATTACAGTCTTTCAAACCGATTATCCTAAATCTCATTTTGATAAATTTAGTGCGGATTCAGCGACTTACTATATCAGTCAAGAAACAAAAAAGGAGATTCGTCGAAATATTCTACAGGGTAGATATGAGCAATTAGCCCAGCAATATAAGGCTAAAATCTTAAACGTTAAGCAAGACCTTATTGACCGTATTCCTTCTAAACGTAATGAGTTGGCAGAACTAGAACAGCTTCGTTTGACAAATGCGGAAGCGGCAGCAAAAGCGGAAGAATTACGCAAGCAGCGTGAAATTGAAGCGACTTCTAAAAGAATGGAAGAGGTAAAGAGAGAGGAAGAAGTAGCAAAACAAGAGGCTGCATTAAAGGCTCAACAAAGTTCCATCGGTAGTCTTTTTGCTGGTGCTGCTGCATCTGTTGCACCTCCGCCAACAAACGCTAAGGTGAAAGAAAAGATTGTTGTACTTCATCAACAAGGTTACTTGGAAATATTTCAGATGTGGTGGATAGGTGAAGGGCAGGCTCTTCCTATTGAAGAACTGGAGAAGATCTTTAAAAAGATGACTGTATACTGTGAGAAGAAAGCAAACAGTAAAGACCAGACACATATTGAATCACAATTCATCCGTTACGAAGCAGATGTAAAAGCTAAATAATTATGTCAAATCCTGATTCATATTACTCACGTACAGAGGTCAGCAATTCAGATCTGACAGAACTCAAAAACTATCTTTATCCCCGTGCTCAATACGGGGATAAAGAGAAAGCTTTCAAATTCGGTACGCTTGTAGATGCTCTTATCACAGAGAATGACCGTGTTCGGTATGACAAGCTGATGGTAGATGATTATGTATATACACAAGAAGAGTTTGAATTAGGCATTGAGATGCGTAGAGCTCTCCGAAAGGAAGCGGAGAAAGACCAGTTTTTAGCTGTTGTATTGGCACAGTCTGACACACAAAGGTTTATGGTTAATAGGCAGCAGGAGTTCTATTACGGGAACTTTGCTTATCACCTTGATACGCGGTGTAAGTGGGACTGGTGGCTATCTGCTTTCAACTTTGGAGGTGATTTAAAAACGACTTTTGCGGAATCCCAAGCGCAGTTCGATGAAGCTATTGATTTTTTCGATTGGGATCGTTCCCGTGCCTGGTATATGGATATTGCAGGAAGTGAACAGGATTTCATTTATGCAATCTCAAAAAAGAATTGCAAAATATTCAAGCATTTTATCACCGATCGTAGCCATCCTTCATATATCAGAGGAAAAGAGAAATACGAGGACCTTGCTTTCAAATGGTGGCAATTGATGGTCTGATTATATTTTATCATAAAAATAATATGAATTTACTTATTACATCAAAAGAACAGATATTGGCTGAATTAACCAATATAGATTCATTTCTCAATATTACTATGAGTGAAGATGCGGCAGAAGCTGTACAACGTGGCAATGACTTAGCTGTATATGTTGCCCGCTCCGGCAAACTGCTTGCAGACTCGAAATACTGGCTTAATGAGACAATGAAGTCCGAGGTTATGCAAACGCTCGTTGATACAGCTAAAAATGCGAAAGCGACAGCAACAGCGATAAATGCCCTAATCAGTTCTTTATGTCGGGAGGAACGATACCTCGTTGATTGGTGCGAACGTTGTAACCGGACGGCAACACATCAATTATCATGGTGCGTAACTGTGATAAGTAAAGCAAAAGAGGAAATGAAAATGGCCAGTATGTATAACAATAAAAAGTAATCATTATGAGAACCCTGAAAAAAATCACAATCGGACTGGCCGTTATCGGCCTGTTTACAGCATTATCTTTCTCTCAAAGAGAAGATGCAACACCAAGAGAAATAACTACGGCTGCCGTCATGGGAGTTGTATCAACGTTTAGTATTATCACTTTATCAACTAAAGAAGATTATGGAACAAGTAAAAAATGAGATCAAAAAGGCAGTCGTTAAGAAAGATCGGCTGAATGTAGTGTACAATGAGCGTTTTTCTGAATCAAACTACACAAATGTAATAAACAAGAGCTGTGATCAGATTATTCACAGTGATTTAAGAGAAGCGTTTAGCCGTCTTAAATTGCATCTTGTCGTATTGTGTGAGCAGCCGGAAGCATCTAAAATCGATAAGGATAGTTTTACTTCTCCTGGCTATGCAGAAACCTTAGAAAACTATATTATTACAGGTTATGCGAATGACAGTGTCGATGGGGTTTCCGGAATAACTATCATGGGATCCAAACTTCTTCAGTCCGGCAAAGTCGTTGACTTGAAAATCTTCGTTCCTCTCCTTGATGCAGATTACCCTTACTATGAAGAATTGAGTATTGATGCTGCTGCATGCGATGCTGAAGTAGAAAGTTACCTGTTTGAAGAGAAATGGGGAATCAGACAAGAACGTCTCGATTTCGAAACCGATGAACCGGAAGAAGCTATCGTAATGGAAGAAGAAAAGCCGAAGAAGAGAGGGCGAAAAAAACAGATAGATGCTCCTGCACCTCTTGACGCGACCGCATAACTTACAATCACCATAGGGGGAATTATCCCCCTATAAAATACTCTAAATCATGAATATCGAATTAAAAGGAGATAACTTTGAATTATCATTCAAGTATAAGCCTTCCATTGTAGATAGGGTCAGACAAATTCCCGGAAGACGTTTTGACGGTGCAAAAAAAGTTTGGATAGTTCCAACTCGGAGTAGGGTTGACCTTGAAAGAATGATTTATCAAATACGACAATTTGAGAATATCAATTGGGTAAATGGTACAGAAAAAAAGGAAGAAGATATTGCTTATGATATTCCGGAATTGCCGGATTTAACCGTTCCGCACAATTTGAAAATCCAGCCTTATCCTTATCAGCTTAAAGGCATTGCTCGAGGACTAGAACTAAAACGGTTTATGAATTGTGATGAACCGGGACTCGGTAAGACATTGCAGAGTATAGCAACAATTAACCTCGCAGACGCTTTTCCTTGTCTTGTTGTATGCCCTTCATCATTAAAAATCAACTGGCAACGTGAATGGGAGAAATTTACGGATAAAAAGGCGATGATCCTAACCGATAAGGTACGTGATACATGGACTTTTTTCTTTCAGACAGGAATGCATCAGGTATTTATTGTTAACTATGAATCATTAAAGAAGTACTTTGTACAACGTATAAAGAAAGCTGAAGGCTGGACGCTGCGAGATGTGGAATTTAGAAACTCAATCAATTTATTCAAGTCTGTTATCATTGATGAAAGCCATCGTTGCAAATCTGCATCAACCCAGCAGGCTAAGTTTTGCAAAGGTATTTGTACCGGCAAAGAATGGGTTATTGAATTGACGGGAACACCGGTGGTAAACCGGCCTAAAGATTTGATTCCGCAGTTGGCTATTTTAGATCGAATGAACGATTTCGGTGGATATAAACCATTTGTTGATAGATACTGTTCCGGACAGAGAGAAGCATCAAATTTGAGAGAATTGAATTTTAACCTATGGAAGTACTGTATGTTTCGTCGTGAAAAGTCACTTGTCCTCACAGATCTTCCCGATAAAATACGGCAGGTGAATACTTGCGAAATTACAAACCGCAAAGAGTATATGGATGCAGAACGCGACCTTATTATGTATCTACAGAAATACAAGGACGCTGACGACGATAAGATAGCTAAGGCAATGCGCGGCGAAGTGATGGTACGTATCAATATTCTACGGCAGATCTCCGCTCGCGGCAAAGTGCGTGATGTTATTGAATTTGTGAAAGACTTCCGGGAGAATGGGAAGAAGATAATTCTCTTTTGTTCTCTTCATGAAGTAGTAGACCAGCTGAAACGTTACTTTCCTGCCGCCGTATCGGTTACCGGCAGAGACTCACAGGACGAGAAGCAAAGAGCCGTAGACGCCTTTCAGAACAATCCTAAAGCGGATATTATCATTTGCTCCATAAAGGCTGCTGGGGTCGGTTTAACGCTTACTGCGTCGAGCAATGTCGCCTTTGTTGAGTTTCCTTGGACGTATGCTGACTGCTGTCAATGTGAGGATAGGGCACACCGTATCGGGCAAAAGGATTCTGTTACCTGCTACTATTTCCTTGGCCGTCGAACAATAGATGAAAAAGTTTATCGGATCATTCAGGAGAAGAAGAATATAGCTAATGCTGTAACTGGTTCTACCGAGAATATTGAAGAAAATATTGTCGATATGGTTGCACGTATTTTTGATACAGATTATAATGAAGAAGATTAATTCAAAACAAATTAGAAATGAATTAAATAAATACGACTGTGACACCTAAAATAGCTGCTAAGATGATAAAAACAAGCCCTAAAGTACGGCGGAATTTCATTTTTCTGTTGTGCGAATAGTAGTGTTTATGGTTTCTCATCATAACAATATCGTCACCTGAAGGTGGAGTGAGATTTGATGAAAACCTTATCCACGGTTCTGCTGGATTAGTTGGGACATCCTTGGAATATGTCATTAACAATGTACCAATAAGCCCCAATATGGGTATTAGTATATAAATTACAATTCTAATGTTAGATATATCCATAGAGTGAAACATTTATGATGCAAATATATAAAAAATAAAGAAATGAACAAGGAACAATTAAAAAGAGGCAATGAACTTCAACATTGCATTGAAGATATTGAGACGAAAATTGAAGCAGCAAAAGCAGGTTTAGATTATCCTGAACATGTGTCTATAAAGATATGCTTCAATGCATACAGTCCGTATGAGTTAGATACGATAATGAAAAAAGAGACAATTCAATCCTTCAAAGAGCATTATGAAAAGCTGCTTGAAGAAGCGAAAGTGGAATTTGATAGTCTGTAACCCTCAAACCCAGAAAGATTATGGCGAAGTATTATATTGACTACACTATTTCCTACAAAATAGACGAAGTAGAAAAAGCTATTGTTGAAGCAAACTCTTTATCTGCTGCAAAGAAAGCTCTCAAAAAGGATTTGAAAGCAGAATATGAAGGAGATTTCCTAAAAGTAGAATTTAATGATGCATATCGTACTTCCGATGATGCACGTACAAATTAACTAATAACTAATCAGAAATGAATAAGAATATAGTCGTAAAGAAGGAAAAGCCTTTTTGTCAATTAAAGAAGCTTCCTGGGGTAAAGAAGTACAAGGTTGATGCATATTGGATTAACGATACTAGTGATATAGAACCGACACTAGAATTGGGATATGCGTGTACTTCTTCCGGAAATAACGGAGCTATAAACGTTTGGAAGGATGATACAGGAATGATTCGCGGTGAATTAATGCGACACTTAGTAGTTGTTGAAAAAAGAACGTTTGTCAGCTATGCAGAAGTGGAAAAATGCGTTAGTGATTGGCTTGAAAGAATTAACCCATAACTGATAAGAAATGAAAACTTATGTAATCACACTCTCACAGTTTTTCCCGGTAGGATATAGTCAATCAGGGAATGAGACGAATTTCAAATATGAGTTTCTTTTGGGGCAATGCTGCCCTGATTGTGAAGTGGAACAGGATTTATCGGGGGAAGAAATTTCCCGATGCAACAGTTGTATAAGAGCCTGTTTACGTCCGAAACTTCACACCATACGAGCCAATTACCCAATGTGGGAGAAGCGTATTAAAGAGGTTCAAGCCGGGCTAGCTGTTCTTTCCGTCCGGCAGTGGATTGGAAAGCCTTACCGCAGCCCACAGATTGAAGTTGTAAAGCTGACATCGGAGAATGGCATAGGGATACAGAAATTAGCGTTTTGCGGAGCGTTGTCACATTTCAAAATTGAAAATGGTATAAACATACCACTAACAGAGGAACTTGCCGATAATGACGGACTATCGTTTAAAAATTGGATTGAATGGTTTAATGGCTATGATCTGAATCAACCTATGGCAATTATTCATTTTACAAAATTCAGATATTGATAACAAAGGAAAAGATATGAATAAGATAGCATTGGAGATTACTTCCGAAGGATGGGAGATTACTGTAATTATTGACGGTAAAGAGTATAAAGAGAAGTATGTTGCAACTGCAACTGGAGCAAAAAGTATTGAAGGTGATTTTGAAAGCGAAGATGATATACCGGAAGAAGTATATGATGCTTTAAATTCCACTTTCCCGTTCGAGTGTATGCAGGCATTATATTCTATTGAGGATTAACTATTACCAAAAAATAATGTAGAATTGAATGAAACGTCCACAGACTAATGGGTTATTTGAAATTACAGGAAGTCAAGAGAAAGAACGAGGTTTCTGCTGCATGAAGCTGATAACTTTTCTTTCCGCTAATAATGTAACAGACTGGGATGAATGGCATGGAGCGCATCTTTCTGCAATGTCAGGGAGATGCCCCTACGCTTCGCAGTGCCCGATTCATGAGAGAACGATAGCAGTAGTAGGTAGAAGACCAATACAATTTAGCTTATTTTGAATAATGTCTAAAGAAAAGTGTATTTTGTGTGGAAAAGAAACGGTATCGGTTATTAAGATCGGTACCGACTTCATGTGTTATAATTGCTATGCAGATCAGCGTAATCCTCCGCGTTCTAAAGAAGTACATAATAACGAGGAAGCTCGCATACAAACAGAGTTCTTCAAACTTATTCCTCTATATTTTCCAAATATACCTGATAAACTCATATTCGCGGTCCCAAACGGTGGAAGCCGTCATATACGAGAAGCTGCTAATCTCAAACGGCAAGGAGTAAAGCCTGGGATTTCTGATGTGATCGTATTAATTCCCAAAAAGGGTTTTGCTTCTCTCTGCATAGAGTTTAAAACGAGGGTAGGGAAACAGTCAGAAGAACAGAAAGAGTTTCAAAAACAAGCGGAATCATGCCGTAATAAGTATGTGGTAGTCCGAAGTGCATCACAGGCAATCGAAGAATTACAAAAATATCTTTCTTAATAGAATTGAAATTTGTAATACTGAAATTCCACAGATTGAAATAGCTTTTATGTGATAGGGGAGAGGGCAGCTATTTTTTATATCTTTGCTCTAAAAATACAAGTATGACATTTGAAGAAGCAGTATCATTAGTTGATAGGATAAAAGAGCAAGTTATTGGCGTACCTGTTAAAGGCCGCTTGATTGAATTTTTGTTCATTGGGCCTACAAACTGGGATGAAATGCATGTTTTTATGAATATCTGTCTTAAAAAAGGGGAAGATGAAGCTATCGACGAGTTTATTGGAAAAAGTTTCTCTGTGTATGGTAGGTCTGTTACCTATATTAATCCGGATCTTCCTCGGTGGGATGTAACAGTGTTAGACGATTGGGAAAAGATGATATATAATTGAAAGAGGCAAGCTCATTGGCTACCTCTTTCGATTTCTCCCTGAAGAATCTCAACTGGTCAATCATTGGGAAAACGTGGGATTCTCCCAGTTCCTGTTTTTATCACATATTCAAAGGATCACCATATCCTTTTTCAATATTTATATTTCTTAGTCTATCATATAACTCAAATACTGTCCCTTGTGAAGCAGCCCATTCTGTTATAATGTTAATGAGATCACGAATATCAGCTATATATGACATTCTTCCGTCAGCCCCTCTGATTCCCCGCGCATCTTTTCTATGTCCTCGAGTTAAAAAGGTGTTCTTTTCCTCATATATTAAATCACGAGCTTTTTTATTTTCAGCACCTTTAGGTAAATGTTTTCTCAACATACGATTAACAATTTTGTAATATGTTTCATACCTTTCTTCAGGATTATCTATTGGCTCAATGGATAAATCCTCTATTTCTTTCTTCAAAGCTAGCTCACCTGCATCGTCAAAAACAAAAGTTTGATTTCTTATTTCGTCAGCTTTAGCTAAAATTTCCATTTTCTCACGTTCCTTTTGTTCTTGAAGTTTTTTAATTTTTTCATCTTCAATTTTCTTTTTATTCTGCTCCATATCCTTAAATATTATAAATTAATTTCTTTATTTCCTTCACACTTTCTTCCAAACATTCTTTTTCAAAAGGATGAGTATTAAATAATTCCAAGCTATGCTCCATTGTGGGTATTTTCTTTGCTAAGGGGCCAGCCCAAATCATGGTAAATCCATTTTGGTATGCTTCATACATATAAATGGCGTATATGATAGATGGATGAATAGACCATTCGTTAGCACATTTATCTACAGTAATAGGAGAATTTATATAACCTGAAACAAATTTTAGCCTCTCTTTATTTAATAGAAAATCACGGGCAAATTCATCTGGAGATATTTCATCTAATAAAAATAAATCCGATGAGCTTTCTTCTGAAACGTGATAACTCCTTTCTGAAATCTCATCAAAATCATATAACACATGATACAATTCATGTAAAAGCACAAACCACAATGTTGGGTACCTATTATTTAAATTTGATAGAACGATACATGGCTTTCCATTACAAGAAAATGTCGCTCCTTTTATTTGTAACTTTTGTATTGATGGTTGATAAATAACAGTTATTCCAATTTTAAACAATGCACGTGCCACGGCTAATAATCCACCTCTTACATCTCTCGTATATGGTTTTATTTTATATATTAAACTAATTAAATCTTCTCTATTATATTCATTTGGATTATTAATGAGTTTAAACTGAGTGTAAGCTGACTTAATCCAAAAAGCTCTTACTTGTTCATGAGAGTCTCTCTTCGGTCTACTAAAAGCAGGAAATATTGTGTCTTGTGTATAATCATAGATACTAGAGAAACCAAAAAATCTTTCAATTTTACTTCTTATATTTTGAGAATTATCTTCTTTAGAAATAATTCCAATCTTTGTAAGGGAGTCTATATCAAAATTGTTAAAAATATAACTTGCGTCTTTTGCTGTTTGAACTTCTAATATCATTTCTTTCGGCATTTCAGGAGCATACAGTACCATTAATTCATTAATTTCCAAGCCTAAAAAATGAGATATTTTGATTATATTTACAATATCTATTCTCTTCGCTGTATTATCAAGTATTGAGTTTAATGTTTTTCGTTCAATGGAAATTAATGTTTCCACTTTAGATTGAGATACATTTAACTCCTTCAATTTTGCATTGAAAATATCACGTAAGGTTTTACCTTCTTCTGTACGAAGAGTGCTTCTTACTGCCGGATTAAGTATTTGTTCTATTCCCATATTATTAAAATCGGTAATTATACCGCAAATATATAGCTAAAAAATGAGAATTAAAAGGTAAATCGGTAAATTTACCGATTTATTTTAATTAAAAAGGAATTTATTATAATGAGGAAATAGATTATAATTATACAAATCTGGAGCATTAATAATAAACATAAAAGTCCCGACTGCACTTAGTTGAGGCTCATTCTTTTTGGAGTAAATAACGTATTATCTCTCAGCCCCCAAATCTAGCAACTTCTCCCTGTAGAGAGATGGTACAATAATTTCAATATCATATTAATAGGCCATTCTACTATAACTATTCTACCTTATTATCAGTTATCTGTCTTGCATTTTCTACCAAAGAAATAATTTCGAAATGCAACTTCATAATTTCATTATATCGCTCTTTACCTTTGGGTATATCAATGTATTTAAGATTATTAATTATAGGATATATCGTTTCAATATAGTCATCAGTTTGTAAAAAATAAGATGTTTCTGAATATAATTGCTGATATCTCGTAAGCAAAATGTCTCCTGGTGTTGAATATAGATTATCACATATAATTGAACTTACCCGTGCTGCAAATCCAAGCAATGTTCCTCTTTCTACTACTGATAAAATACCAAATGCATTTGCAACTCCAGCTTTTGCCACATGGAGATCACTAGCTACAGATTGTTTGTATACTTCAAGCTCTGTACGTTGTTTTTCTACTTGTTCCACCTGCTTTCTTACCTCTCGTAACTCTAGGAAACTAGCAATTTGGAAACCAACAACAATCGTTACACATACTCCGATTAGCGAGGCTATAATACCGATAAAAGCATCAGTTGTTATAGTACCATCATTTTTAATGTTTCCCCAAAATGTTAATGCAATACATGCTATACTTGTTGCAATAGAGATTGTTACGATTATTATATTTCTTTTATTCATATTCTTGTCGATACCTAATGTGATTACTTAAATGCAAATATAGTAAAATTTTGATTAATTCTATATTCAATATTATTCGCTTTTTTGCAATCCCCCAATCTGCAAGAACTATCTCCTATATATATTACTTACTTTTTGTACAATAAAGCAAAAAAAATGATTATCAATAAGATAATAATAGTACAATACACTTTGTCCTTATGTATATTCCACCACGATAGTTCTACAACAGTTTCTTTCTGACTCATTAAAACATTTACTTTGTTACTTATCGTATCCAATCGACTAGAGAATTGCTGCATAGTGAGCAATAATACTTCCCTAATCTCTGTTCGTTCCTGCTCCTGTTTGGATGCAGTAGTAGTACTTTCTTTGACCGGATATTGTTTACCAGTTGGATCCGGAGAAGATAAGTCTACGATCCATTTGTCAGTAATAACCTTCGTCTGTTTACTGAAATCAACTTTTAATGATTCGTATAGCATTTACCGCGAGTACTACCACTGATATTTTTCGGAAAAAACACCATGATATTAGTTTTGTCGTTTTTATTAGCTCTATTCTATATCCATTTCTAACAAAGGAAAGTTTGCAGAAGATTTTAAAGCATTTTCCACTAAGCAAAAGGATGACATTTCATAAAGACTTTGTTCTTTTCTCAAAAACAGTCCACCTCTTCCTGATATTTTTATTCGTTCGAATTCTTCACATGTTGGTTCTGTTAAATAGAACTTATTACATAAAATAGGGCAATATTTAGTTCCGTTCAAAGGTAAATACACAGGAATTGCTACATTGTTAAATATCTTTCCTTCAAATTTAAACCTATCATTTTTATGAACCGAGGTATAGTATACTCCCGAAAAGTTCAATAAACTTGAATCCTCATTTTTGTTAGTCTCTCTGCAATCAATTATATATTCCATTAACAACTGAGTAATAATATATTCAGGTTTATATGTATCATTATAATTCAGGACTTGGATCATACAAGCAATTATCAGAGGATATTTTTGTAGAATTAACCCTACTTGGTAATTATCTTCAAAATATTCATATTCTGGAACTGTTACATCTATAAACTTCAAAGAACTGGGCTGACGTTGCTCAAAACGAGAAACCATACAAGTATCAAGAGGTGGTCTTCTCATTTCCTCCCAACAAGCATATACACTACATCCCAAATATAAGCAAGGATATCCAGGTACACTATATCTTTGAGTTTTAACTATACCTCTTTTATCCAAAGGAATATGAAACATATCCTGATATGATAAATCTACACGTTCAGTAAAAGTTCTCATTCTATAAAAAGAATCTCCTATTTTTGTATATATAGGATGTAAAACATTTATGATTTGTTTTTCTCCAACAAGCAACTTTTTAAACATATTATATGCTTGTGAATGAAGCCCTAAATACTGTAGCTTTATAATTTCATTTAATAAATTTATATGATTTTCTATCATACTAAAATATTCATCCCAATGACTACCCCAAATATATTTTTTATCCTGCTCCTCCAAAGAACGTAAATCTGCAAGATACTCTGAAAAACACTTTTCTACAATTTCTTTGTAGTCCATATTTTTATAAAGATTTCTTCTTACAGGAAGCTGGGAAATCATTTTTTTATACAACTCTTCTTTTCTCATTATCCTATCTATTAGATACATATATTAAATGTGTAAAAGTAATATTTAATAATAGCCTGACAAAAAATAAGTCAAGAAATCTCGATAAAGAAGTTTTATATAAAAAACTAATTCCAAAGAACCGAGACATATTACCTGTCACTACAAGTAAACTTCTACAATATCTTATCACCACATAAATAGATTATGACTAACACCTACACCAATATACCATCCATTCGGATAACCATATCCAGCCTGCAAACCAATCCCCCATCGTTTATGTTTAGCAGGAACCGGTGCAGGTATTTTAATCTCCATCGTCCGGCTATATACCTCAATACTATCCAACTTCGCATCGTAACCAGATACCCATGCTTGATAAAGACTATCCTTATACATCTTCTGAATAATAGGGATAATGACTTCTGCCGAATCAGGTGTACAAGTATCTTGCTTTACCTTACAGGTATCCTTCTTAACAGGCAACTTCGCGTACTTATACCTGATTACTACACTATCCTTAGGTACTGGATAATAGAAAGGAATAGTTTCGACGTATTCGGTTGTATCCGGATGTGGTAGCATTGACAGTTCTTGTTGGCGGTTCCATAAAAACATAACCGCCAAGGCTAACAACACAATCAAAATCCATGGTAACGCTTTCATGGCCGGATCACTGTATTACGAAGAAAATTAGAGAACTCGGAACGAACATCAAAGCAGGGACAAGCCTTGATGTATTCTGCCGGTTCAACTTCACCGGACCCGTCCAAATCGGGCGAAGTATCACGATGTCCGAGCAGTTCGACGATGGAATACTCCTTACATAACTTTGCTACCAGCTCACGCAAACTAGCTTTTTGAGCAATCGTTCGTGTATCAGCAGGCTTTCCAGATGCGTCCAGTCCTCCGATATAACAGATACCAATGCTGTGTTTATTATACGAAGACTCTGAAAAGCCTTTCGTATTACAATGCGCCCCATCGATGCTTAACGGCCGCCCATTCTCAACCATTCCGTCAAGGTCAATGACGAAGTTATAACCGATCTGACTAAAGCCTCTTTGTTTGTGCATCCGATCAATGTCTTTAGCTCTCAAATCCTGTCCGGCACGCGTGGCAGAACAATGAATGATAATAGCATCAATTTCCTTCATTTCGCACCTCCTTTTTGTAAGTAGTTCGTTAAGTAAGGGATATTCTTTATAAACTCGACACTTAGCACATAATGCAAGAAGGCTACTACCTTATAACCATTGCTAGAGTTAGGTAAAATCTCTTTGATATTCCTTAGAATATTTACCCCGTAAAAATAGAATACGCTGTACGTAATAAATGAGACACATTGCAGAGCACCTTCCGGATTTCCTTTATGCTCACCTATAAAATAGATACAACTAACCAAGGCAAAGAAAATGGTCGCTTCTACAATGCACCTCCAAGCCTTTTTAAAAGAAAAGCTTTCATGATTGATAAGGAGCGCAGTAAGCAGCCCACAGATGAAATTAAGAGCAAATACTGCAATAAGGCTTTTGATCTCCCCAGAGATGGGATTAAGATAAGCAGCTATACCGGTAATCAATCCAATAAGTAAGTTTTTGAAATAATCCATATCATTTTTATTTAAAATATTAATACTTTATTTTAATACCTCGCTACAATCGTCAATGGCTGTCTGAAACACTTGTTTTACTTCGCCAGAGGTTAACCCATGATCCTCATGCAGAGAGAAACCGGTCACCCCATTTCTTGATGTATTGAAGAATCCGACTACCGTTTCATCCTTGACAATCTCGGCAGTAATATCTTTCACCGCTTCGGTACCACGGGTTGACATTCTGTATTTAACCCTGATAGCATCCGTAACCTTAGTTGAAGCGGTGCTGTTAGTTGCTGTAATGTTCATTCCTTGTTTCCTCCTTCTATTAAATCATAAATTTGTCCGTATGCACCAGATACAAAGAAGTCTGCGCAAATTTCCTTCAATAAGGTAGCATCTTCTGTCTCTATATCAAGTACGCCACGATTGTTAATAACCTGTTGTAACATCTTGTATGCACGTAACTTTTTCGACATATCCAAACCCTGTTGAGGATTAGAACCTGCTGCATAAAGTGCTTCTGCAACCACATCACGTAGAAACTGTTTTACCTCTTTACCGTTGACTGTTTTAATAGCCTCATTGCCTTTAAAATCAAGTAAAGGCCTGTTTAAATTTACCTTCATAATTGTTTATATATTAAGCGATTGATACCAATAATCCTTTTCTAAATTTCATATTACTACCAAAATCGAAATCAATACCTTGGTAATAGTTAATCCCACCATTTCCATCCCTAGATGTAATACAGCCAAAATTATCAGCTAAGCACAATTCACTTGACAATGTTCCTTTCACGTAAACACCTCCATCAAAGAAGCCGGCATACGTTGTATTTGCCTGTGGATAGCTTCTGTCTGATGCATTTAGATTCCTAGAGGCATAAATACAAGCTCCGCCAAAATTAGAGCCAATAGCAGCAACCCCAAAACGCCCATCTGTTTCTGCATTGAAAGTTACATTAACAACACCTTCCTTTGCCGTTCCAGAGCCTAATTTCAAACTACGAGATGTTCCACCGAAGTACCCTGAACGCGTCCAAACAAGGCGACCGCTCTCAATGGTAAAACCACCTATAAAACCGGAATCTGCATCAATTCTACGGACTTTTATCAATTCTGTATTCAGGTAACCACCTACAACAATGGTAGTGCCTAACTTCGCATATTCAACCGCATCTTCGAATGCCAACTTACCTAATCCGTCCCTGTCAATCTTGGAGTTAATCACTGTCTGCAGGTCACTATGCAGTGAGGTGATTGTAACAGCACCTTCCAAATTAATTTTAGATGAATGAATCGTAGTCTCTCCGGCCGACTGGTTGATATAAGATATAAGCGTATTGCCATTTTCTAGCTCTTTAGAAGCGTATATCTTGTTACCGTCTGCTGTGGTAATCCATCCGGCAGTATCTATCCTCTGTGTTAAGCTATCAACCCGCGTCACCTGTGCGGAGATTTGAGTATTGAGTACTTTCAATTCAGCGAAGCACTGGTCTGAATAGTCTTTCAATTTATCCTGAATAGCCTTATTCGCAATTTCAACCGCTGTATTGAAACTAGCCAAGGCAGAATTAAACAGGGCAAACTTATCATCTACATTCCTCTTTTCCTCAACGGTCGTCTGTCCGTCGGCAATGGCTGTATTGATTGCAGCAATAAGATTATCAATAGCACCAAATAGAGATATTTTTGCATTCAGCAAACCTGTTTTCGCTTCACCTTCCAGATATGAATTTGCGTACAGTTTGTTATAGGTAGCTTCGACGGCTGCCCTTGTATTTTTGACTGTATTTAGATACTTCTCAATGGCTAAAGCCTCTGCTTCCGTAATAATGCCGTCAGCAAATGCTCCGTCCACATAGTCGTGTAAACCACTAACTGCGCTGTTTGCCTGTTCCGCTGCTTTGCCGGCATCTTCTGCGTCTTGTAAGGCTTGCAATGCTTCTTTCATAGCGGCATCCGAGAACTCTTTTAGCTTATCCTGAATAGCTCTATTTGCAGATTCTACAGCTGTATTAAAGTCAGCATAGGCACTATTGAAATAGGCGAAATGTGCATCAACGTTTTGCTTCTCTTCTGGTGTTGTGAGTCCATCGTCAATAGCTGTATTAATTGCATTTATCAGGTCTGAAATACACCCCATAAGGGTAACTTTAGCATTTAATAAACCCGTTTTGGCAGACCCGGATAAATACACATTAGTGTATAGCTTGTTATAGGTAGCTTCAATCGCCGCCTTTGCATTATTAATCGTATTGATATACTTTTCAATAGCTTTCGCTTCGGCCTCCGTAATAATACCATCGGCAAATACTCCATCTACATAACCATGAAGCCCTTCTACTGCATTATTGGCCTGTTCTGCTGCTTTACCAGCATCTTCAATTTCTTTGTGAGCTGCTTCCCATTCAGACAGATTTTCCAATCCAGACGATCCGGTTTTAATTTGAATATTTCCGCCTATTTCACCTTTTACCAAATTGAAATACGTCTCCCCATTCGGGGAAATTATCTGTTCAGTAGTTATCCGTCCCGGCAGAATCTCCGTAAATCCGTACAGCTCAACAAAACTGCGATTACCTTCATACTCGCTGTTGAGGACACCGACTAGGAAGTGATAATATCCTGCTATGCCCTCCATCTTAATAGCCGTTTCGCTTAGAAGAAACGTACCAGTTTGATTCTCTTTGCTGCATACAGCATATAGATAATATTTCTTTTCAAGATCAGTGAGTGCCGGAGAATTGTATTCAGCCATATCCCAGTACTTGTATTCGTCTGCCTTATGAGAAGAAGAAAGAGAACTGATACCGAGTGTTAAATGCTGAAGGATTCCTGCCGGAGCGTTCAGTATTCTTGTGCTGGCATTATAAGTAATATTGTGAGATACCTGAACTGGATTCGTTTTTGAATTGACAAAACGGAATTGCAGGCTTTCATCACCTACAAGCAGTTGCATGGTTGAAACGGTTATTGGATTGACAGAGCCGGAGAAGTTCAGCAGTGCATCTTCAAGCATGGACATCGTTTCCTTTGCATCCCGGAACCGACGCTTAGTAAACTGCAGGGCGTCCTTATGCTTGATATCTACCTCTACTTTGTTCGTCTCAATCTTATTCAGATCACTTGAAACAGATGTACTGACTGGTTCGTTTGACAACTCTATTTCCGGAGAATATGGATTATTAATATAGCGCTTGATTCCGATCATGCGAATAAGAGAACCTTCCGGATGAAATTGCGTATCATAGAAATCAACATACCCTCCGAGTACTATTTTACCGCCTATCTCCAACCAGCGTTTTTTAGCCCAAATGCCGTCCAATGTCCCGGTAAATATGAATGCTTTATCTTCATGTTCATACAGGTATTTTGCTGCTTCCTTGAAAGCTTCCCAGCTCGCACCTGTTTGTGTGCTGTCATTACAGATATAAGCCTTCGGCAATTGCATTCCGAACACTGCGTATGTATCACCAACCTTCGGGCGCCAGACTTCCGGTTCCGGCATTGTTATCCCATCGATTTCTTGCGGAACAATTTCAAATCGACGTGCCTCTTTCTTGTCTTTCGCTTCATGGATATACTTTACTTCGAACTCCTTGCCTGTAAGCATACCAGTCTGGAAAATAACCGTCATTGTTTCTCCAGCTATGAGACAATCTTCGAAATTCAACTCTTCAGGAATGTCTTTATCTACAAAGTCAAAGAAGTTATTCTCCTTGTTCACTTCAATAACAGAACTAACAGTACCAACACGGGAAGGATAAATAGCTGTACAGTCCAGACTCTCTTCCTTTGCTGTTGTAAGTTCTTTATCAACACGCATGACACAAGTCCCGTCCGCATCAGTTTTATACGTCCGTCCTTCGTAAACAAGGGTCTTTGATTTTGGGAGTAACAGATTCTTAGCTCCGTATGTTGAGTAATCAATGTTGCGATCAGAAGTTTCTACCAAAATTATTTCGGGTGGAATATCCCCGGATTCCCGACCAACACCGACCTTAAAGCCGTGACCTTTACCATACGACAGTTTCAAAGGGTTCTCCTTGTTATACTCAACTTTACACAGATGGATAGTCTTAATTTGCTTTCCATTCACAGTTTCTTCGGTAATCTGCCATTCCGTTTCATACGTATCCGCTAGCTGGTTTAAAGCGTCAAGTATATAGGTGTGATTGTAGTTGATTACTTTTTCCGTTCCCTCAATGCAATTACCGACTTTCCACCCGGTACTCCGACGGTTCAGGTTCTCAACAAGTAGACGTAGATGTTCGTGTGCCTTAACTGTATATGAGAATTTAATACTTCTGTCAACGGTATGGCGTACTTTCCACAACATCGTATCAGCCTTCCCAGTTTCCAGAATCAATGTATATTCGAAGTTACGTTCACCGTTTTTCTTGAAATTGCTATCCTTCTTCAAAGAATAACGCTTTCCGTAGAAGTCACACCAAGAGCCAACCGGTATTTCCAAGTATCCCGGATGAGAAAAATACAAAGTGAGTGTATCTTCTCCCATGATAGCTTCATAAGAGTAGCTTTCATCCTTTACTTCGATTTTTATTTCCTTATCACCATTATATAAAATCATATCACCTTTAGAATTATATCCTAAAATATAAACGTCAAATAGAAATGTGTTGAATAATAGGCATAAAAGTAAGGAAATGATAGACGAATCATTGCCAAAATAATATATAACACACAACATCAACGGCATTGTCACGAAATAAATCAAAATGAAAAATATTTAAAAGAAATCACTCAAAATGTAGTTTAATTCACCTAAGTTCTCTCGGAACTAATGCAGTTTTATTAGAAAGTTACAATTTAGGACAAAATGGATATGTCAAATATAGTAATGGCTTATTAATGCAATGGGGAACGAGAGCTGGAGCAACAAATGGTGCTATTAATCTGTATTTCCCTGTTAGCTTCCTTAATACTAATTATAACATTTATTTCACTGGAGCAATAAATAATACAAGTGAATCTTTTATATATGCTCCGGGGTATGACCTTAATGGTAAATATACATCATATTGTAAAGTTCTCACTCGTGGAATAAATTCAACTCCGGCTATCGTTTGGACTGGCTGGAATTTTACTTGGTTTGCGATTGGTCGCTGGAAATAATTTAAAAACAAATATCATGAAGTATTGGAAAAATGGATTCTACGACGAGCCTATAGATGGTTCGGTAGAAATCACAGAAGAGCATTATCAGGAGTTATTGGTAGGACAATCGGCCGGGCTACTCATAGCTGAAAGCCAAAAGGGATATCCGATCTTAGCTATATATGAACCCTCTATTGAAGAGATTAGAGCACAAAAGCTCAATGAATTAAGTCTATATGATTCCTCTGACATGGTGAATCAGTTCTGTATAGATAATACGCGCGGATGGTGGGATAAAGCTACTCGCGTAGGTCTTATGAACTCTATTGCAATTGAAAAGGGAACTGGACGATCTGAAACAAATATCTGGCTGGGTGATACTCTGTTTGTTTTGCCTGTCGAAAAGGCTGTTGATATGTTACAACAGCTAGAATTGTACGCCCTTGCGTGTTTTGACACAACACAAAGGCATACAAAGACTATTCAACAGCTAGCGACAAAAGACGAAATAGAAACATACGACTTCCGTACAAGTTATCCCGGAAAGCTAAGTTTTTCCGGATAACCGATCGTATAATCGTAGTTTTCGATTTCCTCAATAGTCTGCAATGCTCTGACTGCTGCAATGTGCGATTGTGTAACATTGTAGCAGTTTAGTGCATACATCTCGATTTCGTTCAGCATTCTTAAAGCATCCGAAACGGGAATGACATACTTTGTTGCGTCATACCACAATACCGTGTCTGTTTTACCGATTTCTTTTTCAATCGAAATAGAGTTAAATAATCCAACACGTGTGCTTTTATCTAACCACATGCTTTTACCCAATAAATCAAAAGAATTGACACTGTTTGATTTGTCAAATGATTGTATTTCAGAAACTTTCATTTTTCGTACTTCTTCAATGTCGTACTCATATTCTACCAAAATAGGATATCTATTTTTGCTTTCAGCTATTATCAAGCCGGTAGATTGACCAGCTAACAACTCTTGATAATATTCTTCTGTAATTTCTACCGAACCATCTATAGGCTCGTCGTAGAATCCATTTTTCCAATACTTCATGATATTTGTTTTTAAATTATTTCCAGCGACCAATCGCAAACCAGTCCCATGATTCTTGTGATAATCCAGTAGTACCCCCACTTGCATAATTTCTATTCAAATAAAATCTACTAACTGTTTTATTTATCGCCAAGGGAGATGATGAATATACGGCGGAGTCACTACTAGGCTTATATACAGTTGCAAATATTTTATATTCAGTATTATAAAAAGATGTAGGCATAGTCACACTATACGAAGCTGTAGATGAACCTCCAACTCTGCCCCATTGTACAAGTAATCCATTATTAAATTTTGCATAACCGTTCAAGGATAGATTTACGCTTATTGCGTTCGATAGATCAGCTAAAGCATACGTAGTCCCGAGAGAACTTAGTAAAGTTTTCTCTGCATTAGTCATAAATTTTCTTGACGTGCTTTCTTCAATCATTGATGCGGGGTGTGTATCCGGATGAGTGTAGTTATTTGCTCCTACTGCTATACCGCCCAATTTTTCACGTTCAGTATCAGTAAAAAACCTGTGTGTCTCATCTTCATTTATTTCTGACGCTCCGTGCTTATGTGCCGCTGCCGCATAATTACCCTTTGCTTGATATACCGAATCGTGGTTGTGATTTCCTGCCGCCTTACCATTCCAATTTATCTTTTCAGAATCCGTTACAAATCTATGTGTAATATCATCTGTGATGTCAGATGCCGAATGCTTATGTGATAAAGCTGCATAATTCCCCTTTGGTTGATACGTAGAATCATGGTTATGGTTTCCCGCAGCCTTACTGTTCCAAGTCTCTTTTTCCGTATCGGTAACAAAGCGATGAGTACTATCAGGAGTTATATCAGACGCATTATGACCGTGCGATGATGCCGCATAACTACCTGCAGGTTGATATACTCCGGCATGGTTGTGATTAGAAGGAGAAGCGCCAACCTCGCTCGCTGTGTAACTAGGTTTACTAGCAGCCTTCGCCCATGACGGCACATCGCTTGCAGGCATAGAGGTGGGGAAATCACTGATTTCAGATACCTTATGCGTATGCGCTTTCGGTGTACGGGCATCACTTAGCCGAGCATCGTTTCCCTGGCATACGGTCCCTTCTGCACTACCAAAATTCTTATTAAAAGCAGAGTTTTTATTGAATGCAGGTTCGTATGTACCGGTATGATTGTGACCTGATGGAGAGGCACCTACTTCGCTTGCCGTATAGGTTGGTTTGGATGCAGCCTTCGCCCAAGAGTATACGTCACTAGCGGGCATAGAAGAAGGGAAATCACTGATTTCAGATACTTTATGCGTATGCGCTAATGGAGGCCGTGCATTACTCAAACGCGAATCGTTTCCTTCGCACACGGTCCCGGTCGCTGTACCAAAATCCTTATTAAAGGCAGTAAGCTTGGCAATAATCTTCTCGTATCTACTGTCATGGTTATGTGAGTCCAGAGCAGCTTTCAAATCTTTTCCCTGCTCTGCAGAAAGAGCTTTACCAGTTCCCCCACTTGTTAGATTATTAACAATATCGGAAACATTAAGTTTCTTTCCTAGCTCTGTTGCCATAGTGGCAGCAAAATTCGGATCGTTGTTCAGGGCGTTCGCTAACTCAATTAGCGTATCAAGAGCGTCCGGAGCACCGGCTACTAGTTTGTCAATAGCTGCTTGTACTTTTGCATCAACTCCTGATACTGCATTGTTAGCGGCCAATGCTGCTGCGTTGGCATCGTCCGTGGCTTTCTTTGCTAACCCTGTTTGTATTACAGATGCATCCTTGGCCGCATTAGCATCATCTGTTGCTTTTTTAGCCAAAGCGGTTTGGGCTTCCGATGCAGTTTTAGCGGTATTGGCACCTGCCGCAGCTTGTAAAGCAGCTTCTTTCGATTCGTTGACACTACCAGCGGCAGCATCGGCCTTGGCAGCTTTCTCGGCGGCCAAGGTTGCTTTTTGATTTGCGAGTGTTGCTGCAGCATTTGCATTATCAGTAGCCGTCTTTACAAGTCCTAGTTGTGCTGTTGCTTCTTCCGTGGCTTGGTTCATCTCATCTACAATACCGCCATATTCAGCTTTACGAGCTTCTTCCGCTTTAACACGTTCTACCTCCGCCTTAGCCCGGTTAGTCTCATCAACTTTACGAGCTGCTTCGGTAGATTTACGCTCATCTTCATTCTGAACTCTTATATTCTCGGCAGAGGAACGACCTGATTCAGCGGTAGTACGTGAAGTTTCGGCTGTTGCCCGTTTAGTCTCGGCAGATACGCGAACATCCTCGGCGGTCTTGCGTGCATTCTCGGCATTAATACGAGCCGTTTCAGATTGATTACGGGTAGATTCAGCAGAGACACGGGCAGTTTCATTATTGCCTCTTATGGCTTCATCCGCTTTTCTTTTATTTTCCGCAGTAGCACGTTCGGATTCAGCGGTAGAACGACCTGTTTCAGCGGTTTTTCGCTTATCTTCTTCCTTTACACGTTCCGATTCAGCAGAGGAACGGCTTGTTTCGGCAGTCTTACGGGCATCTTCATTACTTTTACGTGTTTGTTCCTCCGAAACACGTTTTGTTTCTGTATCAACACGCCCAGTTTCAGCAGTTACCCGCTTGCCTTCCGCTATAACACGTGCTTCTTCGGTAGATTTGCGTGCATCTTCATTCTGGACTCTTTTCGTTTCAGCAGAGGAACGTCCGGTTTCAGCGGTGGCCCGTGCGGTTTCGGCAGACTTTCTCTTATCTTCCTCGGATGATCGCGTACTTTCAGCAGATTTGCGGGCTGTTTCTGCGATAATACGTTCAGATTCCGCATTGCCTCTCGTTGTTTCAGCATTCTTTCTAGCTTGTTCGTTTGCTTCTCGCGTACCTTCGTCAGTAACACGTTTCTTTTCTGCATTATCCCGTACAGTTTCAGCAGTAGAGCGTCCACTTTCAGCGGTTTTACGTGCATTTTCATTAGTTATACGGACGGATTCGGCAGCTTCCCGTGCCTGTTCTTCACGAGAACGTCCGGTTTCAGCCGTTTGCCTCGACTGCTCGGAAGCATTACGACGGGATTCAGCAGTTTCACGGGCTGATTCATTACCTTCAACAGTAGCTTCTAATTGCCGCATATCGGTAGTAGCGGTTTTGGCATCGCTCGTAGCTTTGAGCATATTATCTAATGCCGTCTGAATCTTCTCTAGCCCGAATTTAAGGCTAGTTTTGACACCGTTTACTATCCGGTAGCCGATGGGAAAGAAACCTTTCATGTCGTTGGCTTCTTCCATTTCTGATATTCTTTTCTTTTTTAATGGCATGGCAAATCAATTTAAATCAATATAAAATTCTCCGTCCTCCGTTATAATGAATTCTCCCGCTTCACTGGCAAGAAGGTAATCGGTTTCTTCCAACCGGAAGCAAGTGAATACGAGAGTAAGCGTAAACTCCCACCATATCCCCCCAAGAGGATTGAAATCATCCGTCTTGCAACTCTTGTAGTAGCAAGGATAGCTTTCAGACCACTCATCACAATAAAATATACGCTCCGCATCGGAATACTCGTAGCCTTCGTCATCGGTCTTCGTAGATAGCTTGGTGAGGTCATGCAAAAGGGCGTCACGGTTACGCCAAAACGTCTCAAAATCCGGTGCACGCATCAAGCATTTGAGGTTCACGTCCTTTGTCTGAAACTTCACATATTCACCGTCGTAGATTGCTCCATTTTGCCTTTTGAAGTTCTGCAATAGGTTTTTCTTGATGGCAGGTGTCTTCAGTATCTCCGTATTCGTTCCTTTGAGGATAAGCACGCCATAGGCGGATAAATCCACACCGTCCAGTTCGTAGCCTTTCGGCAAGGGAATGGTGTTGACCGGCTCCAGATATACATAATCATTCGGACGGGGGAAGTCGTTGGCAAAAGTGAACTTCGAACGCTGGGTACTACTGTATATCTCGAAACTGTTCTGTGAGGAAAGTCGCAGTCTGAACGTTCTTCCAAGGTGTGGAAAGTTGAAGTCATGATAACTACTATCGGATAATAGGGCAACAAAGTCATTGAACTTCCACTCGGAGAAAAAGCCGAACTCAAGAGAGAACTCCCGGCTGTCAAGGGTGATAGAGGACAAGTCAAACTCCTTACCATCTTCTTCTGTCCAGTCGTTGCTATCCGGTGTCTTGGAAGACGGAAAAGCCACTAACTCTCCGTAATTGCCTTGTAAGGTAGCTACACCTAATTCGGTGAATACGTCTTTATTGTCTATGTAGAGTTGCCCTTTCATCGCTTTAATGTTATTCCTTTAGTGTTCAACGTGTCTATTCCTAGCTTTACAGCGTACATGAACTCCCTTATTTCCACAAGGTTAGATGTATAATTGGAGATGTCTGATAAATGGGAAACAATAGTATCATTACACCGAAGCATTTCAGACATGTTCTTATCCATATTTATGAGATATGACAGTTTCTCTGCTATCTTTTCTGTTCCTGAATTAATACTCTTAACTTCCTCATTTATAGAATAGGTATGCGAAGTCATTACAGCAAAGCTTCCATCTAGCTTGTCAGCTGAATCTTGCGACATGGAAGCGAATCCTTTCTTTGAAGCTTCACGTTCATCATCATCTTTGTCCCATTTATATATATCAGACATCGCATCACGTCTCGCTTTCATTTCATCAGCTATCTGTTGACCTTCTGCCTTTAAAGCATTATATTCATCTTCGGTTACCCCATCGTCCATTGCATTATATAGCTTCTCCCTCCACGCTGTTAATCGGTCCATATATTCTTCTTTAAGCATGGAATTGAGAATAGCATTTCGCATATAATCCTCAAAGTTGTCTGCAAAGTCTGCCGAATCGGCATCCATATCGGAAAGTAAGTCCTGAAAGTCTGAACGAAGAGAATCATAATCAATGAGTGTTGTATCAGCTATTTGTTGCTCTAACACTTCTGCAACCTTTCCTACACCATTTGCAATTTGATCGGCATATTTTTGCGTATCAGAATCAAGTTGGGACCAAAATATGCCGGCATCCGATTGCAACTTTAAAAGTTGTTCATCAGTCAAATCAAATAGCCCAGTCATACGACCACCCATTTTCTTTTTAAATTCCTTTTCAGACATGCCTAATGTTTCCGCAGCTTGTTTCCATCCTTCACCGGACATATCATCTACTTCATCATAACCCTTTGAGTGGGACTTTCCAGAAGCACCGGAGTTCAAATACTGCTTGCCCAGCACTTTTGCATTCTCACTTTGTTTCTTTATATTGGCGATGGCTGCTTCATATACGGCATTTGCCGTATCTCCCGTAAGAGTTTCCGCTAGCTCAAGTTGCTTCTCAATTACTCGATCAAGGATATTGATATAGGATTCATACGTTTCTTTCGCTTTCTCGTATTTCTCCGTTGTATCATCCTTACTGAACATATCGAAAATCTTAGTTGCAATCTGGACAGCAGCGCCTATGATGGCAAGAATAACGGAGGCTTTTTCAACGGTTTTAATAGCAGTAGATGTAGTAGTTGACGCTCCTTCAACTCCAGCCATTGCTGTCATGGCAAAGTTTCCAATATCACCTATCAAGTTGATTATTTCTCCTGCCTGTCCACCGATAGCAGAACCTAGACCTTTTAGGGAGTCAGACAATTCTCCTATTACACTTGCAACTTTTCTTTCAGCAGATTGTACTTTAGAGCTTGCTTTTGCTGTCTTATCTTTCGCCTCATTGTAGTTATCTGTTTTTTCCTTTACCTTATCAAGAGCTTGTGCTTCTGATAAATAAGATTTTGTGGAATCTATCTTACCAGTCTTCGCATTGAATTTAGAGGACTTGATGCCATTCTCAATCTTAGTGCCACCTTTGACTGCTTCGGCAGTCTGACGGGCATTCTCTAATTCCATTTGCGCATTAGCTAGCTCTTCCTCTGCTTCTGCTAGTTCTTTCTTCTTATCAGATAATGATTGAAATGGATTGCGGCTATCCAACTCATCCATGATAGATTGAATAGTACTTGTATATTCTCGTAGCTGATCAGGAGATAAAACTTTAGCTACCGCACTCTTCGCATTCTCTAGTTGATTAAGAAGGGAGTTCAATGTTTCAGAAGACGTTTCTTTCAAATTCTCAAATGCGCGAACGTATTCAGGAGATTCTTTCAGCTTATCATAATCCAGGTTCATAAGCTCCATTCCCTTATTCTTTGTTGCTTGAGCAATAGACCGACCAATCTGTTCAACCTGTTCTGTATCTCCATTCTTAACTGCTTGCTTACGTTGTTCCTGCAAGGTGGCAATATCTTCGTTGAATTTTCGTTCAATAGCAAGACGTTGGTTCGTATAGTCTTGATACTGATTCAGCAAATCAGCTAAATCATCCCCACGATTGTACTTTAAATCTGTAGTTTCCTTTTTTTCATTAGCAACTTTATCAAATGCGTCAAACTGTTTCTTTACTGGCTCTAACTTGATATAGGCTGATGAATTGAAGGTTTTCTTTTTGTTTTGAGGATTAGCTTCGAAAGCTGAACGAGCATCCTCAATCACTTTTAACTTCTTATCATCAGCTTCACGCTCGATAGCCTGTAATTCTAGTTTGTGATTCAGCTTCCTTTGTCTAAGGACCTTTTCACTACTTTCTTTGAGCTTGTTGATTTCAAGTTGTTCGAGTTCATTTGCAGAGTCCTCTTTCATGCGCTGCTGCTCTCTACTCTGCTTATCTAGTAGGAGTTTATATTTCTCCTGTTCTTCTCGGAGCTTGTGAGCTTGGTCGTCCTGCTTGGAAGATGAATCATAGACTTTTAATTCTTTTTCAGCCTCCTTTAGCTTCTTGACATTTTCTTTATAAGACTTTACCACAGCAGAATCTATCCCTTTGAACTTTCCAGCATCCATTTGCTTCTTTTGTGCTGAAGCGACTGATTCCAATGCTTTAGTAGCATCTTCTTTTTGCTTTGTCCAAAAGGCTTTATTCTGAATAGCGGCTTTTTTATCTTCTTTATCTTGTTCTTCCTTCGCTTTCTTCTGAATTTCATTTATTTTTTCAACTTCTTCTTTTGCAAGACGAACGGCTTCTGTCGCTTCATTCTTCTTTTTTGCTAACCTGCCTATTTTGATACTTAGTCCAGGATCTTCAACTCCTTCCTTTCTGTTTTTTTCTACTTCGTCGATTGCTTTTTGCCATTCAGCAGTAGCCGCATCCAATTCCTCTTGTTTCATTACAGCTTTAACTTTGATACCCATAACATACTGTTTATATGCTTCTTCATTGAGTAGTCTTTTTGCATCGGTTAGGTCCATAGTTTTAAGCTTCTCTAAATCGAGATTCTTTAAAACGTTTGGCATAATGGATTGAAGTTGTTTATATGCTTCCAATTTCTCGGATTGAGAAGATGTTTCATCTCTAATAACAGAAAGGAATCCTTCTGCCTTACTCTTTAAATCATCCAAGTTCTTTTTTTGAGTCTCCATGGTAGCATTATGTTTTCTCATTGCCCTTTCGGAGTCTGTTTCAGCGGTAGCACATTTGTAAATTGCATATCCAAGTCCAGCAAATGCAGCAGCGGCTAATACATAGGGATTCGTTAGCATAGCTGCAGCATTTTTTAATTGAGCGATGGTTTGTGCTTTTATTGCTTTTGTTAATAAGATGCGAGCAGATGTGTTCTTTGCAATCATTGTAGCCTCAATAGCGTATAGCCCTTTCTTCAGGACTAGATCTGCAGCCTCAATAGCACGCTGTTTGTTGACAATAGCCGTAACTGCTGCATATACTTGTTTAGCTGTACTCACAGCAAGAATGCTTCCTTTATATCCAGCAAGAGCCGTCGTGACGACAACGATCAAAGCTCCTATATTTTTTAATGCTTCTTGAGCGCTTCCATCATTAAAAGCTTCATTCATTGATTGAGCTGCAGAAGATATTTCCTTTAAAATTTCCTTTCCCAGCGGGCGAAGTGCGGCTGTTATATTATTGCCAAGAAGTTTCATCTGATTCTCGGCAGATGAAGACATTTCTTTGAAGGCAGCTTCTGCGGCACCGGATGCATTTTTCATTTGATCCAGATCGGACGCGGCACCTACTGCGTTCTGCCCGGTTATCATTAATGCGGCCTGTAAAGCTTCATCAGTGCCTAATAGTTCTTTCATCTTAGTTGTACTTCCGTTCGCTTCGTTATAGATCAGCTGTAATGCTTCCTGGAAAGAACGTCCGGAAAAGGCTGCATCACCTAGATGGTTAGCCGTTCCCATAATTGCCGCACGTATTTTAGTCATAGCTTCGGCTGTCGGAACACCTTGCTTGGTTATTGATACGACGG